GCACACCGTGAGGTCTACGGCAAGCCATTCGGCCCGTGGAAGCAGGGGATAGGTGACTGCGTAAGCTTTGGTTGGTCGATGGGAAGTTACGTCGGGCAGTGTGTGGATTGGGCAGAAGGCGAATTGCCCGAGCCGCCGAAGCTTGTGGCGACCGAAGCGATCTACAGTGGATCAAGGACCGCCGGGCGTCTACCGCCGGTCAGCCAGGCGGGCTACTCAGACGGCTCCTACGGTGGTGCAGCTGCACGCTGGGTGGCAGGGAAGTGTAAAGACCCGAGCGTAGGCGGCATCCTCTTTCGCCAGCAGTATCCCGGTGCCGATCTGACAACGTACAACCCGAGCCGTGCGAAGGAGTGGGGAAACCTTTTGTGCGGTGGCGGGCAAGTGGGCCTTGCCCTTGCCAAGCTTGCAAACAAGCACACAGCCAAGAACGTCGCGCTTGTTCGCACGTTTGATGAGGCGGCGGCGAGCATCGAGTCAGGCTATCCAGTGCCGGTCTGCTCTGGCGTTGGCTTCTCGTCGCAGCGAGACGCTGACGGCTTCGCACCTCGAAGCGGATCGTGGGCGCACTGCATGTGCTTTATCGGCGTGCGGTATGCCAAGAACGAGGGCAAGCGTGACGGGCTGCTCTGCATCAATTCTTGGGGCGTGTTCAATGCTGGTCCGAAGTGGCCCGCCGATCAGCCTGACGGCTCTTTCTGGGTGAGCCGCGAGACGGTTGACGCGATGCTCTCGGGGCAAGACTCCTTCAGCATCTCGGGCGTGAACTTCCGCTATCGGAATCTGGATCACGGCAACTGGCTGCAACCTGTCCCGCCAGAGGCTCGCACGCCGTCGCCTGCCCGACTCATCGCAGACACTTTCCACCTCGGACTCTAGGAGTGCTTATGTCGTTGCTCTTGTGGCTCGCATTCGGTGCCGTTGCTGGTGGCATTGCCAAGTGGGTGATGCCGGGACGATGCCCTGACGGCTGGGTGCCAACCATCGGACTCGGCATCATCGGCTCGCTCGCTGGCGGTCTGCCGTTTGGCGATGCACCGGCTGGTCTCATCGGCAGCGTCATCGGTGCCTGCGTCGTGATGTTCCTCTATTCGCTTTGGAGCGTGGACCGATGACCAAAAGAGAGATTCAATCCGCCGTCGTCGTGGGCCTGGTTGCCGTGATGCTTACTTGGTGGGCAGCGACATCGGATTACAGCCCATTGAAGCCAGAGCCAGCCCGCCCGGTGTTGCGACTGATTCAGCGGCTCGCCCGCCTTGGACTGTGGACGATGATGTTTGTCGAGCCAGCGCCGCCCGAGCAGGCGTACGTGGTTCACGCTCGCGTCGATGCCGATGGGCACAGAGTCCTCAACCACGGGCAAGGGTGGTGACGCCATGTTCAACAACAAGAAACTGAATCAGATCACGGGAATCGTCCTTGTGTTGCTGACTATCGCCAGCGCCGTCCTTGCGATGGGTGGCGTCTGGGGCGTGGTTGACGAAGAGACCGGGTGGAAACTCATTTTCACGTTCGCAATTACGGCAGCGACCACTGGTGCAGTTGCCGGAATCGCTGACAAGTTCTGGAAAGGCGGGTGACGCATGTGGCAATGGCTGCTATCCGTTCTGGCGTCACTCGCCGCAGACCCCGCACAGATCGACCGTGAGGCTCCTAGAGCCTCGGCGGCTGTGTCGGCAGCGTATGCCGTGACGGCTGTCGAAAAGGCTCCACAGCCGCAGCCAGAGCCCAAGCCTGCCTGCTGCACCGACTGTGGCGGGCGAGGCTACATCGTCCACGGCGACGGGCACAGGACTGCTTGCCCGTGCCCAGCGTCGTGCAAGTGCAAAGCCCCGACCGGCGCGTCGCTCACGCCTGCTGCACCTGCTCGGCCTGCGGGCGGGAGGTGACGGTGAGTGACGCGCCGGCTGGGATGCTGCCGCACCTCCGCAGCCGGTTGCGTGCCGAAGTCGGCCCACGAGCCGTCAAGGCTGGGCGTGCGTTCGATGAGTTCGTGGACGCTGTCTGCCGCTGCTGGAATTGCGAGCACTGGACGAAGCTTGCACGCTCGCAGCCCGAGTCAGAAATGGCTGCGGTGAAGGACGCCAAGGTGCTCATCGCTAAAGTGCGAGAGGACGTCGAGGCTATGTGGGGCGACTCGCCGGAACTCAAGGCACTCTACTCGGACGTCGGCACTGACGCCGTCGAGTCGTTCGCTCGCCTGTGGTTTGAGAGCATGACCAATCGCACATGGATGAGACAGGCGTGCCGGGAATCCCGAAAGGCTTGACAGCCTCGCCAGACTTGCACGCATGGGCGAGGTTCAGCGATCACTACTGAGCGATGACGAATTGCCGCCGCCGAAGGGGCAGAAGCGACGCATGCCTGAGCGTCTGTCGCCACAGATGCGGAAGTGGCTGACCAAGCTGGCCCGCGTAGGGGCTCGAATCACTTGGACGATTGAACTGCTCTACGATCCGAGCAAGGGCGGGCAGGGCGAGTTGTGCCAGCGGGCACGGGCTGGCGATCACACGCTAGTGCTCGACACGGTGCGTGAGGTTGAGCATCGAGCCGCGACGCTGGCAGAGGACATCGAAGTGTTCATGACGCCACCGGACAAGCTGCCATCAGAGCCAGGGCATCCGCTGCGAGTCGAGGCGATGGCACGGCGGCAGGTGGCGAAGATGCACATCTTCGATTGATCGTATTGGTAAACGTCGCTTTTTCGTCGCTTTTGGGATACGTTCCGGCGTCGTGTCGCTACGCACAACGTGACGAAAAGAGCGACTAGGTGTGCAGTCGCTCAGTCATCGAGCAAACCTGGACGCTCTCTGAGCGTCTCGCGGATCTCCTCTAGGTGCCGTCGCGTTTCCGCTGACGGCTCGCCGTGTTTGAGGACTCCACGACAATACTGGTCAACCTGCCAGATCGCCGATTTGGCGTCAGCGCCCTGCATGGCGGCGTTGAGCTCGGTCTGCTCGTCGGGCAGGCGGAAGCGGATGATGACGTGAGGCATTCCAGATTCCAGAAAGTGGAGCGCCGCCCGGCTGGGTCGGCGACACGGGTTATATGTCCGCTGCCTGCCAGCCGGGCGACGTATGGGCATTGTGGTGAGGGCGTCAAGTGTGCCGAAACCTCGGTCGTTGGGAATAAGAGTCGAGGTTTCGTCACAGGGTCACTGACCGCCCGTGACGTACTTACGCCCTGACGCTTCCTGCTCTTCGTGCAGCATGCGGATGATGTCCGACCGTATCGTGCTCTTCTTTGTGCCAGCCTCTTCTCGGAGTAGCTCAAGAAACAATTTCTTGTCCATGCAATCGTCTGTCAGGTGAACGTCTCTGCCAGAGATTTCGCAGTTAGGTGGATGCTTTGCCATCCTCACGGCGTCAATGACGATGTTTGCGTCAACGAATCGGAAGTCTACGTCAAGCCGTGGCCGCACTTTCCGTGGTCGCTTCGTGGCTGGCAGCCCACGGACGTAGCCGAAGTCTTGGCGTATCTCTGTCTGAGGCGTAAAGCCCTCAAGGGTGCGGCGACCGCAAGAAATCACCCATGATTCGTTCTTCGTCCATACGATTCCAGTTCCGGCTAACCAAGAAAGCAGCGACATTGCACAGTCCCTCCGATTGGGGATGCTACCGCCGTGCAATGCCGCTGGCTAGTTGGCGTCACGCCGCGGGCGGCTCGTCCTTTCTGGCGTCTAGGTCGAGCTTCGGCAGGCAGTCGAGCGCCCTCTTGGCTTGGGTAATCCTTGGGTCTAGGTAATGCTGCCGCGTCATCTCTGGCGAGGCGTGCCCGAGGTGCTCGGTAGCGTCACCGCCGCCAAGTGCCACGTAGCTGGCAGAGGACTTCCGCAGCCGGTGAAAGCCTGTGCCACGCACGCCGGCCCGCCGGCACAGCAGTCTCAGACTAGGCCAGAGCGAGTGATAGGCACGATCCCAACGCCACACCAGAGCCTCGGGCGATCCTGCCTGAACCCGCATCATGTCAGACAGGTCAGGCGTGATGGCTCGCTGGATGTCGGTGCAGCGTCCCTTGCGGGTCTCTGCTCGAAACAGGAGCGTCTGCCCGTCTAGGTCAACATCCTTCCAGCGGATCTCAAGCAGCGGAGAAATACGTTCGCCGCTGCACCAAGCAGCGTAGATGATTGTGCTCCACCACCAGGCGGCTGGCTTGCCGTCAATGTTGCCGATCCGCTGCTTAGCCAGCCTGATGAGCCGCGAGACCTCATCGACGGTGTACGCCTGCGGGGCGTGGCGAATCTTCCGCATCCGTGGCAGGGACAGGAACTCGACGTCTGTGCCGTCTGAACGCTTCAGACGCTTCTTGGCGGCCCAGTTAGCCAAGGCGGTCAGTTGGGACTTGTCCTTCGCCACCGAGGCGGCAGAGGGCTTGCCACGCTTCCGTGGCGTGGCTGCACGCCATCGAAGGAATCCGGCGACGATGAGATCGTCAATGTCGTCAATCGTCGGCTCGTGGCCGATGCACTCGGCAAATCGGTCAAGCGTGTGGCCGTAGAGCACCACCGTTCTGTCAGTCAGGTTTTGAAGAATCGCGTATCTGTTCAGCACATCTCTCAGCGTCATTGTTGTCGTCCTTCTTGTGTAGAAGGGCATAGTATACAGCGGTGTACAGGTGTACAAGGGAGGTAGTCCCGCCCTCTCCGCTAAACATCCGCCCGTCAGTCATCCTAAGACTGGCGGGCGGGGCTCGCAACGAACGGGCTGGGAATCGGTGAGGACTAGAAATCCAGCGGAAGTTTGATTTGCAAAAGCCAGTCGATATGATTGGGGAATGATTGCCGTGGCTAAAGACTTTGACGTTGCCCGAGAAATGATGACCGTCCAGCAGGTCATGGACGCACTGGGTGCCCGCGCGCCGTCAACGATCACAAGGCTCATCAAGTCCAAGCGACTGCGGGCATCCAAGCTCGGCTCGATGGGCTGGCTGGTCTACCGGGACAGCGTCGCGGAGTTTCTGGCAGCAGAGCAGAAAGCTGGCCCTACGGTTGGTTTTCCGCGAGGCAGCGTCCGCTCCAAAGAGCAGGAAACCAAGCCTCCCAAGGCAGCGAAGGCGTCAAAGCCTCCCAAAAAGCCTCGTCGGGGCTGAGAATTTTTCAGAATTTGAGTTTTTCCCGGCATTTGCCCCTATTGAATATGCAAAGACTTGCCGATATGATTAGGGCATGCGAGCAAGTGAGACTCGCGGACGACGAACCGGAGACGAAACGATGACAATTGACGAACAAATCGACGCAAGACTCATTCGCCGGTTCAAGGGCGAGGATCGCTTCCTTCGCCGCATCGAACGCCGCGAGAACCAAGCAGAGGCGATGATCGGTGAACTGTGCCGCAGCGGACGCACCGTCTACTACGTCTACCCCGCCGGAGGCAAATACAAAGAAGGTAGCCGGCAGGATCTGATCGCATACCTGCTTCGCAAAGGCTACGCCTGACAACACAAGGTGGGGCCACCCGGCCTGCCGACAGCTGCGAAACGGGTGGCACTTCACACACAGGATTCTTACGGCCAAGGAGGGCCACGCGATGCGACGCCACGTTGACAAGCTGATTCAGTCCCTCGTCTTTGTCCGCCTGGGCCAGCAGCTCGGCACCGACAGCGACCTCGCCCAAGCCGTTGCCCACAGCATTGATTTTCTCGTTTCGACGCTCTCTCGTTTTCTCTGTTGACAATTGCAAAGACCTTTGCCAACGTATGCAAAACCTTTGGCATTTACGCCACAAGTAGTGCACACCGTTTCTAGTCCCCGCATTTTGTTCGCCAGACAGTTGACGTACCTGAACGTCCGTATATCTTCCCGTTAACCAAGGAGAGACCCACATGACAACGAATGACGCACACGCAAACGAATACGCAGGAGCCGTCGCCGGAATGCAGGACACGTACGGCACGGGCTGGAAAGACACGACCAACACGACACCAGCCGTCGGCGACTTCGTCTCTGGCTTGACCGCAGGGCGACGCTGGAGCGGCCACATCGAGTGGTTCAGCGACGACGACGCCACGGTGGTCGTCAACGTGGATCACTCGTGGGAGCGATTCCCCGTCGCAGACATCACGCACTGACACAAGGTCGCTTGCCTGTCCGCTGAGCGCTCAGCGGTTCAAAGGTCGCAAGGCACAGGCAAGCCACCCGCACAAGGAACGCCAGCCAGCAGGACGCAGGCTAGCGGAAAGGAGCCGGTGGAACCGGAGCAGCAAGGACGCACGAACCACCCGCCGAGCAGGACGCAAAGCGGGCATTTTTCACAGGAACGGAAACGAAAGGACACGGCAAATGAGCACGGAAATCAGCACACACAGGGCCAGCACAGGGCTGGCACTTCAATCGTTCGATGACGCATTCCGCTTTTCCAAGATGGTTGCGGCTTCGGAGTTTGCTCCCAAGGATTTCAAGGGCAAGCCAGAGTCGTGCATGTTGGCGATCCAGCACGGCAGCGAGGTCGGGCTGTCGCCCATGCAGTCGCTTCAGAGCATCGCTGTCATCAACGGCAGGCCGACGATTTGGGGTGATGCCGCCTTGGCCTTGGTGCAGTCCTCGCCGGTCTGCGAGTACGTCAAGGAATACACCGAGGGCCAGGGCGACAACCTGACGGCTGTCTGCGAGGCAAAGCGTCGCGGCTACCCAGCACCGACCGTCAGCCGGTTCTCGATGGCTGACGCCAAGCGTGCCGGTCTGGCTGGAAAGTCTGGCCCGTGGAGTCAGTACCCAGAGCGGATGCTGGCTCTGCGTGCCCGTGGCTTTGCCCTTCGCAATGCGTTTGCTGACGCTCTGCGGGGCTTGATCACGGCAGAGGAAGCACAGGACTACCCGCAGCCAACCGTGGCGTCTGAGCCCGTCGTGGTGCGTCCCAAGTTCGATGACGAGCCGCGACCGGCGAAGGTCGTGCTGTCGCCGAAGGCGAAGCAGGAGCCGCAGCGGACTCGGGCCGAGGCGGGACGCCTGGCGATCAGCAACGCCAGCACCATCGAAGCCTGCGAGGCATTGCGTTCCAAGCTGGACACGTACGCCAACGCAGGCGAGATCACTGACGCCGAGTTCGCAGAGTTGACCAAGCTGCTGATGGGGAAGGTCGAGATCCTCATGACGCGAGACGAGGTGACGGCATGAGGCTCGCCGAGGAACTCGACAAGTTCGCCTACACGATTGATGAGGTGCTGCGTGGTAGCCGCTACCACAAAGCCGCCGACATCGTGCAGATAGCGTTTCGGGACATCAAGCGGCACGACGTAGAGATGCCACAGCTTCGGCGGCGCATCGCAGAGCTAGAGGCTGAACTGGCGGCGCTCAAGCCGCCAGCGCCGCCGGTTGAGCGAGAAGAGTACGGGCAGCACATCAAGTACACGGGGGACTGACACAGACCGGCACGCCATTGCCGCAGCAGCTACGCATCGGAGCAGCGTTGGTCGCCCAGCGGATGGGTGGCGAGTAACTGCCGCAGCTGCGGCTTGTCTCCAACAGGTAACGCAGCCGGATGCCCCACGAGACGGGGCCAATACACACGGACGAAAGGAGCAATCAAGGATGAGCGACTACTACGCAGACGACGTGAGCACGCTGCCGCTGTTTCGCCGCACCGATCCGGTGACGAGCAAGGCAGCAGCCGCAAGCGTCAAGACGTTCGCAGGCGAGCACCACGCGGCGATCCTTGAGGCGCTGTCGCACGGCCCGGCTGGGGCGTCAGGTATCGCGGCTCGATGCGGGCTGCTGGGGCACCAAGTCAACAAGCGGCTCACGGAGCTTGCCAAGGCTGGCAGGATCGTTGAGACGGGACGAGTGGTGACGAGTGCAAGTGGACGTGGCGAGCGTGAATGGAGGTGCGTGTGATGGCTTCAACAAATAATGCCAGGCTGACAATTGAAACGCTGGAAAACATGTTCGTTTACTTGGGATGCGCCAACATTCCAACGCAAGCTGCAATGGACGGCGCAATACCTCTTGAGTCGCTAATGGACGCATCGCGTGGCGGAACGGTCGCAGCGTTTACGCCTGCTGCGATTGAAACGCTTGAAGTGGATTGGTCTGCGAAGTGCGTCTGGTTTTGCGGCGACAACCTTGGTCTAGGAACAGTCCAAAACGTCCACTGGTCTTCTATGTCTTTTGCCTTGTCTCGCGTGATGGACGAGGGAAGGAAGCAAGGCAAGTGGGGAAGGTTTTCGGTTACTGGCGACGCGCATGGGTTTGTGAAACTGTTTTATTCTGAAATCGACAGGTTTGGCCGGTTCTTGAAGTTTCCAGTGCGACGTCAGAACTACAACGGTTTTGTAGTTAAGCAGCTCTACAACCCAGAGTTTGTTTTTGGTTTTAAGCAGTCGTCAATGATTTGCCTGAGTTCCGAAAGCAACTCAACATACGAGGAAAAGGGTCTGTCTTTTCTAGCGCCTTTTCTTTGCGGCGTCGCTCAATCACTTGGTTCTTACTGGCTTGTGCGAACCAAGTTTGATGCCGTCTGTCCATCGCTCACGCTTCTGACAGACCCAACAGGAGTGAAGGAGTTTTGGAAGCTTCGTGACGTGCCATTTGGACGTAAACGAAGGGCGGCGCTCCTTCACTGGGTTGAGGAGCATTGGCGGCAAACACGCAACGACCCAGATGTTGAGTTGTTTGTGCGAAAGCACATGCGAGGGCATACGGAACTGACGCATGGAAAGTTCCATGCAGAGATTTCACCTAGCAAGCAAGACTCGCTTGACGAGCAGAAAGCAGCAGAGCAGAGGGAGATGCTTCGGAAGTTGAAAGCCGACAGGCGTCGAAGGCAGCGTCGAGTGTGCAAGCGTTAAGGAGAGCCACGGATGGCACAGCACAAGGTTGACATCTACATGCCGCTCTACGTCAGGGACTTCCTGACGAGCACGATTGGCTGGTCTGCCGAGGAGCGTGGGCACTACCTCACGCTGCTGATGGTGGCATGGGATCGCGGCTCGCTGCCGGCTGAACTAGACAGCCTTGAGAGGCTATCCCAAGGCGTGACAGCCGTCTGGCCCATGCTGGCTGACAAGTTCCCGGTTGGCGAGGACGGCCAGCGGCGAAATGCACGCCTGGAGCACCACCGCGAAAGGTGCGTGGAACTCAAGGAAAAGAGGGTGGAAGCGGGAAGACGGGCGGCTGCGGCAAAGGCTGCGGCTATCGCCGCTAGAGCAAACGGTCAGCAAACGTTGAGCAATCGTTCAACAAACGTTCAGCAATCGTTGAGCAATGGTTCAGCAATCGTGAAGCATCCAACGTCAACGTCAACACCAACGTCAACTTCTTCCCTACGGGAAGAGAGAAATACACACACTACACAGGCTGGCGGGATTTGTGATTTCTCAAAGCCGGGATGGGCGGCTGAAGAGTGGGACCGCTTTGCAGCCGTCTGGAACGCCACAGAACGGGCGACGCCGTGGAACCACCTCATGGCACCCTCGTCGTGGGTAGACCACGCAGCGGCTCCAGGGTGGCTTGACAGGGCACACGAGGCGCTGGCCCGCCTTCCGCAGTGCCAGTGGTTCGGCGACCCGCTGGCGCTCACCAGATTCTTTGAGTACGTGGACCGGATTCTGGCTGGCGAGTTTGACCACGCCAAGCAGGACGTCAGGCGGAAGGTACGGCAACCAACGGGAGGGAACCTGTGAGAACTTGGGAACAGAACAAGACGACGATCAACCAACTCTGGCCGACGTGCTCGTTCACGGACGAGGAGAAACGGCTGTGGGGCGACGACCTCGGGTCGCTCGACCAAGACGTGCTGTACGACGCCATTCGCAACGTGAAGCGAACACGCGACACGCAGTGGCCGCAGCTGAAGTGGATGCTCGACGCCTACCGTGAGCTTTCGCACGCCAAGCGACAGGCGAAGACGCACAGCAAGGCACCAGAGCCTCGCGTCGGCATTCCGGTCAACGAGGACGAAAACAGCCGCCTGGCTGACGACTTCGTGGCCTACATCGACTCGGCTGCACCGTCTGACTACCCAGCAATCTTCGACATGGTGCTTGACAGGCTTCCCAAGATGCACAGCCGCACAGCACTTCGAGTCATCAACTACGCCAAGAAGCGTTTGCTGGGCGAGGAGCCGCGATTTGGACGGGTGGACGACAGCGGCGACATCACGCCATTCGGACTTGGAGGTGCAGCATGACAACAACCACAGAACGCCAGCCGCTTACGGCCCGCCAGCAGGACGTGCTGACGTGGATCACCGGCTACATCAACACGCACGAGTACCCGCCGACGCTGCGAGAGATTCAGCACCACTACGGGTGGAAGACGCCCAACGCGGCGAAGTGCCACTTGGAGCCGCTGCGGAAGAAGGGATACGTGACGTGGCAGGAAGGCTGCTCGCGGACGATCCGCGTGATCGGCGGTGACGCATGAGCAAGCCCATGAAAGCAACGATTGAAACCGTAGAGCAGGCTTTGGCGTTCCTTGACTATCAGTCTGCGTTTGCCAAGGGCGACACGGCAGCGAACTGCTCCGAGATCGCCAGCGTCATCCGTGACCTCGTGGCTCAAGTTCAAGGCGACTACGAATCCGAGTGGCTCTACGTCGGCTCGCCTGCTGATGTCGCCACGGCGCTGATGCAGCGGGCTTGGGACGAAGACGTAGGCGACGACATGCGAACGCTACTGGAGACAGGGGCAACGGCTCTCAAGGCTT